AATCGCTGGAGCTCATGAAAGGGGCCCTGGCACAGCCGGACTTTCGATTGGCCAAGTCGATTTCGACCGCGACCGGCTTATTGGCCTTTGACCTTCAAGCGCCAGCGAAGAACCTCTATCCATTTGTGACTCCCCTCAGGAACATCGTTCCACGCGTCGGAGGTGGTGTCGGCTCCGCAACCAATTGGCGGCAAGTGAACGCGATCATCGGGTCCGGTTTCGATTCGATGGGGTGGGTGCCGGAAGGCCAACGTTCGGGTCAGATGTCGTATTCAACCTCGAACAAAACCTCCGCCTTTGTCACGATCGGGGAGGAAGACGCGGCAACTTTCGAAGCAATTTCCGCCGGCCGGACCTTCGAAGATATCCAGGCCATGATGGCTTTCCGTCTTCTGCAAAAGATGATGCTGAAGGAGGAGATGGCGATCCTCGCGGGCAACGCCTCGTTGATGCTCGGGACGCCTTCCAGTGCGACCTTATCGGCATCGGGCGCCGGTGCAACGCTGCCGGCAGCTACCTATTTCGTCAAAGTTGTAGCGCTGACCCTCGAAGGCTACCAGAACACCAGCTTGTCGGGCGGTGTCGCGACCTCGAAGACCGTGACCGGCGCCGACGGCAAGACTTTCATGTTGTCTGGCGGCTCCTCGAATATCAGTGCCGAAGCAAGCCAGGCAGTGACACTGGGTCAGACACTGTTCTGCTCAGTCAACCCGGTCCAGGGCGCGACCGCGTATGCTTGGTATGTGTCAACGACGACCGGCAGCGAGACCTTGCAGGCCATCACTACGATCAACAGTCTGGCCATATCTGTGCCGCTCAGCACTGGCACCCAGCCGCAGAGCGCCATTACTGGCGATAACTCCGCCAACCCGAGCTATGCCTATGACGGACTTTTGACGACGGCGCTGAAACCGGGGTCGAATGCCTACGTCAATGTGATGCCGACCGGGACGGCAGGCACTGGCACGCCGCTGACCGGTTCGGGCCGCGGCTCGGTCGTCGAGATCGACACTATGTTCCAGAAAATGTGGGACAATTTTCAAGTGTCGCCGACGGTTCTCTATGTCAACTCACAGGAGTTGAAGAACATAACGGCAAAGGTGCTGTCAAACGCCTCGGGTCCGCTGCTACGCTACGAAAGTCCCGCTGACGGCAGCGCCGGTGAGTATCAGCTGACCGCGTCTGGGGTCGTTCAGTTTTATTACAATCCATTCGCGCTGAATGGGGGCCTCCGCATTCCGATCCGCATTCACCCGAAGGTGCCGCCTGGAACGGTCATCGGTTGGGCGGAAAACCTGCCCATTCAGTACCAGTCGAACGAGGTGCCGAACGTCGCCGAGATCAAGACGCGGCAAGACTACTACCAGATCGATTGGCCGATCGTCACGCGCCAGCGCCAGGTCGGGGTTTATGCCGAGGAAGTATTGGCCGTCTATGCTCCCTTTGCGATGGGCGTCATCTGCAACATTGCGAACGGATAGTAGCGACGCCGAACTCCTGGTGCCGTCCGCCAACAAGAGTGTGTCGCGTCGGCCCCCGGGACCCGCCCGGGGGTCGCGCGTCCGTTGGTATCGCCACCGGATTCCTTCTTCAGTATCGACTACAGTACCGCTAACTCCTGGAGGTGATTCGATGAAAACCCCTGTCGTCGCGGTCCTCGCGGCTTCGCTTCCGGCTGCGGCTTGCCCGACCTATCGGAGACCGCTCCACGGAGCTCCGCGGACGCGATGCTGAGGAAAGGCTAATTCCGTGGCGTTTGGCGATCTGACGACACTTGCGGATGTCAAGGCGTGGCTGCAAACCGGACAAGCCGCCTTTCCCGTAACCGATGACGCGCTGCTCACCCGCCTTGTCACCGCGGCAAGTCAATATATTCAAACTTGGCTCGGTCGCCAGATCGCGGCGGCCGATTACCTCGAAATCCGCGACGGAACCGGCGGTCACAGGCTGCAATTCGGGTGCTTTCCGGTCACCGCTGTGCTGTCCTTGACGATTGACGGTCGCGCGGTTCCCGCGGCAGCCTCGATCAATACAGCAGGCTATAGGTTCAGTTCCACGCAGGCCTCGGTGCGCGGTTACAGATTCAACCACGGGGCTCAGAACGTTATCGTCGCCTATACGGCAGGGTATTCGACGACTCCGCCTGAAGTCGCACAGGCATGCATCGAGCTCGTCTCGCTGCGCTACCGGGAACGTACTCGCATCGGCGAGATGTCGAGGTCTTTAGGCGGTGCAGAGACCGTCGCGTATGCGCAAAAAGATATGAGTGATGCGACCAAGACGCTGCTGCAACAATATCGCCTGGTTGCACCGATAGCCTCGATCCAACCGCCACCGGCGGCAACCGGCATCGATGCCGCGTTAATATCCGGCGCCTTGTGATTACCGCCCGCCTGGTCGGCGACGACGCAGTGCTGGCGTGGCTGCGCGCCACTCCGGACCTGGCCGCTTCGGGGCTCGCCCGTGCGATAGCCACGCTAGGGATCCAACTTCAGAACAGGATCCAGGAGGAGGGGCTCACTAGCCAAACCCTGGCTGCCCGCCCGAGGTCCCTCGGATCCAGCACAAATCTGCAACTCGATCAGAGTGACGACAGGATTGCAGCAACGGTTTCCAGCGACAGCGAATATGCCCACGCTCACGGATACGGTGCCGCTGGCGTAGGAGCGAAGCTGCGCCGTATCACAAAGGCGTTCGGACCCCAGAGGCCCGGGAGAACCATCAAATTGCAGCCAGACCGTCGCCGGATAGACGCGCCGAAGGGCTCCTTTTTGAGCTCGGCACTGGAGGGCATGGACCCTGCGATACGGGCTGAGGTGGAAGCGGCTTTGCGCGAGGCACTAACGCGATGATGATCGATCGGCATTCACCCTTGGCTTCCTCGTCCTCAGGATCAGAAGCGGCAGGTCCGCCTTTGACGGCAGGCATCCCAGCAGCCGATCGCCGCGTTCTGGCTTCCGAGATCGACAGATGATAGTTCGTGAAACGATCTACGCCGCATTGTGGGAGCTTGGCGCGGGTGCGGCGCAGTTCACCAGTGCAAATCGGCGTCTGAGACATTGGGCGGATGTCGCTGCGGCGGAGCAGCCGGCGTTGTTCATGAGCGAAAAAGGGGGACAAGCCGCAATAAAGAAGCTCGGCGCTCCGATCGTATGGACACTCTACGCCGAATTCTACGTGTACGCCCATTCAAGCGACCCCTATCTGGCACCGGCCGCGATCTTGAACCCGCTGCTCGATGCTCTCGAGGCCGCGCTCTCACCGTCACCGACGACTGGGATCCAGAACCTTGGGCTGCCTCAAATGGTGCAGCACGCCTATATAGCGGGCAAGCTTCAGACTGATGAGGGCGTCCTCGGCGATCAGGCCATCGCGATCGTACCGGTGGAAATTTTGTGCCTCTGACGATCGGCGATCAACCAAGCGGGCCGTTCAATGCGCACGCTCGCCGATGTTTCCTTCAATGTGTCTTATTCGAAGGAGTGACCAATGGCCGAAGAAGATTACAGCACCAGCCAAGCTGCTGCGCCTCCTTCGATCGAGCAGCTGATTGAACGTTGGTGGGCCGACCATTTCCCGGGCTCGGCGGTCGCCCGCGATACGCAGGCCTGGAATATCGCCCATGCCGCCAAAGAGAGGCTCAAGCGGCTCTTGAAGGGGAGTAAATGAAATGCAATTAAGCTTCGGCTCCGGCGCGATATGGGGCGAACGCACCGATGTGATCGGGTCGGGCATCGGTCCACGGCAATTTGGCGTGCTGCAGGACATTCAGATTGACTTCGATTGGAGCGACAAAGAGCTCTACGGCCAGCTCCAGTTCCCCGTTGCAATAGCGCGTGGGCAGGGCAAGATAACCGGGAAAGCCAAATTCGCGCAGATCCTCGGTTTGCTGTATTCGGATATTTTTTTCGGGGTGACGCCGGCTACGGGGCAATTTGCCGTCTCGCAGCTGGAGGCCGCGACGGTTCCGGCAACGACGCCCTACACCGTCATCCCCGCCAATGCGGCGAGCTACAACGACGATCTCGGCATCAGCTATGCCGGAAGTGGTAAACGTTTCAACCGGGTAACCACGCCTTCGAGCGCCGGCCAATACTCGGTCAACTTCGCCACTGGCGCATATATTTTCTCCTCTGCCGACGCTAGTGCCGCGATTTTGATCTCGTACACATACAACGTCGCAACAAGCGGCAACAAGGTGACCCTCGCTAACCAGCCGATGGGCATCACTCCTACCTTTAAGGCGACGTTTTACACTGCCTACAACGGCAGCGGCACCGCGCTCCGCCTGAACGCGTGCACGGCAAATAAATTGTCGCTGCCGACTAAGCTCGATACCTGGACGATTAGCGAGCTCGATTTCATGGCCTTCGCCGACGCTTCGGGAACGATTGGCTATCTGAGCACGGTGGAGTGATGATCCCCGGCGTGGCGGTGGCAATGGGCGGCCGAGATTGGATAGTGCCGCCACTTACCCTGGGTCAGCTCCGCCGGTTGATGCCCAGTGTAAGGCAATTGACCGAAATCGGCGCGTCGATGGGCGAAGCGCAAATCAACGTGCTGATCGACATTGTCACCGCGGCGCTGCGGCGCAACTATCCCGAGACGACACCGCACCAAGTCGAAAATCTGCTCGATCTCGGGAACGCTAGTGCCGTCCTGAATGCCGTCCTCACCGGCTCCGGCCTAAAGCCAGGCGGAGCCGCTATGGGGGAAGCACCTGCCCCTGGGGCCAGCCCGGGGGCAAGCAGTGCGAGCGTCACGTCAGTATCAGACATGATTTCGGAGACGGCGACCCCTGGCGAGAAATCTATGGTCTCCTCGCGACCGCCTGTGGATACAGCTACCCCATAATTGACGAGATGACGCTCTTCCAGATCGAAGAGCTGACATCCTACTGGGCACAACACCCGCCGGTGCACTTACTGATCGGGGCGTATCTTGGCGTGGGCAGAGATAAACACGCACCGCCGGCGCCAATTTCGACGGGACGAGGACAGCGACCGAGCTCGGATTCCAGCTCGTTGCTCGCTCAGCTGGGGCCTGGGTTTGGTGCGGGAGACGTCAATGCCGGCCTCTCGCCGGCGGTCCTCGATTTTGCCGAACTCCGCCTCCGCGCGGGAATTCTCGACTAGGCGTACGCAGCATCGGGCAATCCGCAAGCCGCCCGCGCCGGCAGTTTGCTAGCAAGAGGCTTTCATGGCCGATATTGAAACCAGCGTCATTATCAGCGCCCAAATTGACGGCCTCCGATCCGGAATGGAGGCTGCAACAAGCTCCGTTCAAGCGGCAACCGATGCGATGCGCACTCAACTTGCCGGGCTCGGCGACATTGCCCAGCAGGCGCAGTCGCAGCTTAACGCCGCTACCGGCCAAATCGGAACCGGCATCGGTGCGCTGCAGAACAAAACTGCCGACCTCGCGGGGTCGATAAGCGCGGCGATGGCGCCAAGCAGCGGACTCGGAGATCCTTCCAGCGTTGTCCAGGCCGGCCCCGCCTCAAGTAACAGAAACGATGCCGCCGCTGATGAACAGCTGTGGGCAGAGGAGCTGCTTGCATACCAGAAGTTTCAGAGCGGCAAGGAAAAGCTCGATCTGCAGGCGGCTCAGACCAGCCAAAGAACCTGGCAGACCCTGATGCAGCCGATCCAGCGAGCCTTCGATACCTCGATCACCGGCATGATATTGGGTACGACGACGTTGCAGAAGGCCGTGGGTAATATCGCGCAGTCGATACTTGCCGAATTCGTCAACCTGGGCGTCAAGATGGCGACTAATTGGCTCGCCAGTGAGCTCGCCATGACAACTGCAACCGAGGCCGGTGCTGCGGCTCGCACCGCGGCCGACAGCGAAGGAATGGCGGCCGGACTGGCGATCAAGGCCGCAAATGCTATCAAAAGCATCGTAACCGATTCAGCGCAGGCATTCTCGGGCATTTTCGCATTCCTGGCTCCGATAATGGGGCCGGCCGCGGCTGGACCTGCCGCGGCGGGGGAAGCCACCGTAATGGCAGCCGCCAGCGGGATTGCCTCTGCGGCGGGTGGCTGGATGGTTCCGTCCGATCAACTCGCTATGGTGCACCAGAACGAAATGATCCTGCCAGCGAATATCAGCCAGGGCCTTCAGAACATGATCGCCGCAAACGGCGGAGCCGGCGCGGGTGCGGTCGTGGTCAATGTTTCAGCGATCGACAGTCAAGACGTAAAGCGCTTTTTCCAGAGCAATGGAAGCCTTCTCGTAAATGCGGTCAACAAGGCGATGCGCAACGGCTCAATGCTGCGGACGGCGTGATGGCGCTGATTTTTCCAGCGTTGCCCGGGCTCGCCTGGAACGTCACCAAAACTCCAACGTTTCAGACGCGCATCCAGCGCGCGGTATCCGGGCGCGAATTGCGGGCGCTCGACTACCCTTATCCCCTGTGGCAATTTGCACTGGTCTACGATTTTCTGCGCGACGATCCGGCAGTTGGCTACGACGAGCTGAGGACCCTGCTTGGGTTTTTTATGCTCTGCCAGGGAGGGTTCGGCACATTCCTGTTTCGGGACCCTAGCGACTGCCAAGTCGCCGGACAGCAGATCGGCATCGGGGATGCGAGCACTTCCGCCTTTCAGCTTCAGCGCGCAATGGGTGCGAGCCTGCCAGGCGGCGGCTTTTTGGAACCGATCGTCGCGCCGAATGTCGTACGTGGGATCTACTTCAACGGGATTACGCAGGATCCGGCGGCCTACAGCGTCGACCCGAGCACCGGGCGGGTGACATTCGAAACTCCTCCCAGTAGCGAGCTGAGCATCACCGCTGACTTCACTTATTACTTTCGCTG